TTCCGATGCGTCCAATCTCAGCGTTCTGTGCCTGTTGTAGCTGGAATTGATACTGTCCTGCGTATTTCTGCAAGCGAGAAGCGAATGCCTCATCCTGCTGCGCTCTAGCGGCAACATCAGGTTGTTGGACATAGGCTTGCACCATCTGCATAGCGATCTGCGCTCCGTTTGGTTGAGCAGGGACTTCGATACCAGAGAAGATCTTGGAGAGGTCATCTGTGACGTTCTTAGCAATCTTCTGCTGGGCTTCTTCCACCGGTTGCAGCACGTAGTCAGCAAAGATCGGATTGATCGATGAAGCAGCGAACTCCAGTAGTTTATTCACATCAAGAATGCCATTGCGATCCAACTGGACAAGCGCAACCATGTTTTTCAGCTGAGTCTCTGCTGTATCAGGATCACTCGACAATGAGTCAAACGATACCATAATCGAGTAGTTCTCATCTGGGCTTCCCTTCGTCATCACTTGAGGATTAGGATTGCCAGTCACTTGGAAGAAGATTTCATCAGGACCCATGCGCTGATACAACTTCCATGCCATCGTGAGAACGTCTTTAACGTGATCAAGGAACTTGCCAATGTAATACTGTTGGCGAGCAGTCGAGAGAGGATTGGTAAGATCCAGACCGATAGCGCGATCGGCTTGTCCACGCATGGACATCTCGCTTTCAACGGAACCGTCATCTCGCGGAGGAATCGGACCGAAGGCGATTTCGCCCAGACGACGATACGGGACTCTGCGCCCAGGACCCCAGTCCGATGGGGGGCGACCGGCAGGATGCATGATCGGTGGCAATGTTGCCAGTGACGCACGATCGATGCGACTGTCTCTCTCGGTCTTAATCTGCATTTGGGGACCACGGAGAATATCTGAGAAGGTTTGCACCTCATACATGCGCTTCTGGTCGTTCGCCAGACGAGTTACCACGAATGGGTAGTCGTCGTAGCCATTGAGCAGTTCATGCTTGGCATAACCATCGGATTGTGGATGGAACACCGTGCAGTAGATTCCCTCGGAACCATCTTCCTCATCGATGAGACGCTGGTAGGCATAGACCACCATAACCAGGTCATTATCGTCGGTGATCGGGAGGCGAGTCTGCGTTTTGACTTTCTCGCCATCGAGATACATCGAGTCTTTGCCACGAAGATTCTCAATAGCGTAGTCCACCCACTTACGATCCCATCCTTCGTTGGTCACCTTTTTCTCAAGCTCCTGAGAAGTTAGGAATGTTCGCCAGAACATGTATGGTGCGCGTTGTGGATCTGAGATGTAGGATGGGAACATAACTTCACCATCGGGAGCGCAGGAGTAGACGACAGGGCAGTCTACCGTTTGACGAGCAAGTGGGATCTCTGCGTTTCCTTTTTCGCGCAGAGATTTGATTGCTTTCTTTGCTCGCTTCTTGGAAAGATCAGGGAATGAACCTTGCAGCATTTCGATGAGCATCTCATCGTCTTGCTCGCTCAAGATCATCTCGACGAGTTCGGGGGATGCTTGTTCGATGTCGCGCAGGTTGACGCTTTGCAGGTAGGTTCGCTTCTCACGATTCCAGCCGACATAAGTCACCATGATTCCCTTCTCCATCAGGTAGTTCCCACCAAGCTCCATTTGACGCTTGAAGTCAGGAATGTATGACGAGCGCATCCATTTCAGGAAGCCAGAGACAACTGCTGCCTTGGGCATTGCTGCCATCGATGTCGGGAACGCTTTGATATGCGAGCGAGAAAGTGCTTGGTCGAATAGCGCGACATACAGATCAATGCGCTCACCGATGACATTCACTTCCTGATCGGAAGCACCCTGCCACGGGAAAGCATTTGCGCCATTCTTGCGAAGGTCATCAGACTTGCCATCCCAGATGTTTCTGCGGTCATTGTAAGAACGCAGACAGGATTCAAAGTAGTAATCAAGATCTACCAAGCAGGTGTCATAAGCATTGGATAACGCACCAATGTCGGGTTTCTTATCAAGGTAGATAAGTGACTCGTCTTCTATTTGTTGAACGTCATTCATGCTAGGTATTGGTAGTAATCTTCAAGTTCGGAAGTAACGAGAATAACATCAACTTGCTTTCCGATCAAGCGTTTTGATATATTGGCAGGACATTTGACATTTACGCTAAATCCATCGATTCTTGCTCTCACCCATGTAGGATTATGGCAAACTCCGATAATCATTGCTTTCAATGGCTCTTGGGGCAGATCCTCAATAATCGGTTTTGCGACTTTTGCTGGTCTGCCTCGCTTTTTTGGTTCTTTTTTCGCACTCATATTAATAACCTCCACCTCCTTGGATTGTAACTAGACTCACAGATTCATCAACGTGATCGATGCCAGAAATAGCAGCATAGCGCAAAACGTCAATAACATCTTTCCATGCCTCTTTTAGTCCGCCTTCACCGGTGTATTCTGACAATCCTTGAATGATGTTCTCGCACTCGGAGCTAACGTAGAAGTGGGGACGATTGACGGAATCCAACGGTTTAGTTGTATCCCATGCCATTTTCCCGATCAGAGCTTGCAATCCGTCATCGATATCAAGACCTGGGGCTGGAATGCACACCATGCCAGCATCGTTCAAATCCTCGATGATCGATGAGGAACCATCTTGCACCTGATATTTGGCTGCACCAAGGCGAGGGTCGATTAGTCGTTCAAAAATCTCCTCTTCGCCTTCCATTTCCTCGATTAGTTCCACATAGTCTCGGATGCCATAACCTTTGCCCTTCGCTCCCTCTCCAGGCATCCACTTGCCAGATTTCCACTCTGCCCAGTCACCTACATCGACTCCAGGATATTCACGATACACCCACATTGTCCCAGACTCGTCCACGGCAATCCAGCACATAAACCAACTCTTGGCTCCAGCAGGATCGATAATGTGGTATCTGGTGACATTGTGCTTCGGAATCTTGTCGGGTTCGACCACGTTGACTACCTTGTTGAATTTCGGGAACTTGGTAGCGTGTGACTTCATCGGCACACCATAGGCGCGGATAAGGATCTCCTCCCGACTCCTGCCTTGTAGCGTCTCCTTGATGCGCTCATATCCACCAAAGGCATTGTCTTTCGAGTGGAAGTAATGCACGGACGCATTCAGCTTCTTGGACTTCTGGACGTAGGGAACCAACTCATTATTGAGCAATTCTGCCTCACGACTTTCGATGGTGGTTGCACCGTCAAGATATTCCTTGATGACTTCAGTCCATCCATCGATGGGTGTGAACGTCACAAGCATCTTGGAGTTACGAGTCGCCAGACGGAAGCGTAGGGTAGTGATTAGCTCAGGACCAAGAAGATACTCGTCCAGCCACACACCGATGTTGTGCCACACAGGGTTTCGAGATCCAAGCTCGGCACCCTCGAGAATTGTTGGGTTGTTCTGATACTGCGAGTAGGTCTTGAAGATGATCTGTGATCCATTTGGGAGGATCAGCGAGGAGTCAGTGAATCCTGTCTTCTTCTTGTAGGAGATGTAAGCATTTGCGCTGGTGAACTTGGTCTTCAGATACTCTGGCAACCATGCCCAGACTGCGCTTTGTTGCTGACGGATCGACACCTCGGATGTCTGCGCGAAACAGAATATCTCAGAGTTTGGATTCTCGACTGCAGCACGGACTACGGAAAATGCGCCCCATTGAGTTTTGCCCGATCGGTTTCCACCAAGTGCCAAGATCTCATTGACTTCCTTGAGTTGCTCCTCGGCTTTAATCCAGTGAGGAAGACGGAAGCCATATTGGTATGGGTCTTTTTCGGCATTCTCAATTGCTTCATGGTAGACGCGATGGATTGACAACAGTTCTTCTGGTGTCATCTCGGCAATCTCCTCATCTGTAGGAGGCTTGAGTATCTGATGTTGTCTCCAAATCATATGATCTCTGCGTCAACTACTTTGCCTTTAGCAATACGAGACTTCGCCTCATTGATGAGCTTCGCGGCATCATCGAGACTTGCGCCTTTACGATGCTCGACCACTGTGGTCGCCATGCCGGTCAACTGCGCAGCTTTATCGGTCAGGATGCCGACTGTGATTGCCAGCTTCTCAGGGGAGATCTTGGCAAGACTGTCTGGGTCATCGAACAGTTGATTGGCACGTTCAAAGAGCAGATCGGTATATTCCTGAGCCGCAATCGCGTATCGCATGGAGAATTCCTTGCGCTTCGTCTCCAAGGTGTCGCTATGCCTCCACTCCAGTCCACGGATGACATCACGACCAGCACCTGTCTTCTTGGATATCTCAGAGATTCTAGCTCCCTGAGATAATAGGAACAATGCCAATGCCGCCTTGTGTGGAGCGTAATGCTCGATGTGATTACGAGGCAAAGACTTGGCACGTTCACGCACCTCTAGAAACCACTCACTCTTATCAGGACGATCGTCGTAGTAGGTTTCTTTCAGTTTCTGTAGTTGTTCTTCGCTCATAGCGATGGAATCAGAGCTTACTTTCTCACAGGAGGCAAGTTTTGTTTTTCTTGTTCTTCAAAGTCTTTTGCCGCTTGTTCAAGTTCAGCGGAAAACTCTGGGTCACCAGATGCCATCCTTGCAAGTGATGTAAGCCCTTGTCGAGTTTTGAATGCTCCCTTGAACATTTTCATGTAAGCATCATTAACCTCTCCAGGCAGTGCGTTTCTGGCAAGAGAAGCACGCAAACCATATCTTTCGCTTCCATTTGCAAGTGACTCTGCCAAGAATCTATTTCTTGCAGAAGTAGTCATTTTGGCAATAGGAAACAGAACACTCAGTGCTTGAGTGCTTGCAACAGCTCTCAAATTAACATCCTTCTTGGAAAGCTCTTTAATGGTATTTCCTTGGTAAAGTTTTGCGATATCGTAAAGAAGAGTTCCAGTATCTGAGCCAAGAACTGTATTAACCTTCTTGCCTAGTTCAGTAGGTTTTCCAGGAGTGCCATAGTCAGCAAGAAACCTGTCTACATCAAATAATGGAGTATATGGTGCGCCAGCGGATGGCACTCCACCATTGTATTTATCAAGAAAGATTCTTAGGAAGTCAGTTCGATAAAGATTTCTAGCAGGTGTTGACGATTTATTGAGTTGCGCCATTGCAATCTCAACATCCCGAATGGTGCTTGCATTGGAAAAAATAGAATTCGACAACAAATCTGGATCAATATTTTCAAAATTACCTTTTTTGGCAGCTTGAAATATTTCAGAAGTAACTAACTGTTCTTCCAGTTTTTTGACTTTTTCTCTTTCAATAATTTGATCAGCAACTGCTTTTCTTTCAGCTTTACTTAAAGCCGATGCCAATTGTGTCAAATCACTTCTGCTGAGATCAGAAATGCTTACTCCCTGTATGGTGGAAAGTTTTTCATTCAAAGTATCTAATCCCCTAGAGATCTTTCCAGCATCAGCACCATACAAGGTATTCAAGATTCCTTGGTCATACTCTAGTCGCGTAATGTTCCCTTGAGTTCCAATGCCAATATCTTTCATATATTGGGTCTGCATACCATCCCTGAGTTGTTGTGTGATCCCAGGAGTTGTTGCTTCTAGTCCCTGTGCCGCAGTCAAGACTCTGCTCATGGTGTCGGGATCTTTCATAGCAATCCTTACGACATCTCGTCGTGTTGCAACATCCTCGCCTCCAACATCTCTCAGAATTCCACCTAAAGTTGTTTTTTCAAATGCATTTCTATTGCGAACAAGATCTGCAGCTTTTGTGAATTCATCACCTAATGTGCCGGTAGATCCGTCAGGACGGACAATTGGTGTTTGATTATAAATATCTCTCCTTAAAGCAGAAAGCTCATTGGAGATTTGCAGACCAAATACATCTTTTGTTTGACCACCAACAGCACTGTCTGGTCTGGCA